TGTCATATTAGATTATTCTCCAACCAGAACGATGTATTAAATGCAAAGCGCCATTGTTTATAGAAAGAATAGCGCCGCCAGAATCATTATCGATAGTTCCTGAAATTGTAATTGGATATGTTGAACAAGAACCACTTTCATCTTTGATAACCATTTCTTTTCCATCAGACATGCTAGGTAGAGTTATTGTAACTGGTTGTGATGTATTTACCCCAATATAGTAATCAGACGATGTTGCGGTATATGTATTTGAACTAACTAATATTGTTGCCTTTATATCATTTGCGGCAGTAATCTGTCTTGTACCATCTCTAAATGTAATACCACCATCGCTGTTACCAATAAAACTTAAACCTGTAGAATCAATATCAGCAGAAATTGTTTGAATTACATTTGAATTTGTTGGAGTCAACTGAAAACGAACTCTAGTGCCAGCGACACTATCAGTAAAGTTTTGAGTTGCTTGAATATTGATACGTCCAATGCTTGAAACATATCCAGTAGTTCCCCAACCTTGTGATGATAGTCTAAGAATCGTATCATTGGCTTGCGTTGATGTTGGAGAAGAAACTGTTCCTCTTGCTTGTCTTGCTGCAATTACTGCATAAGAATTAGCGGCACTATCTCCAAACGAATCCATACTAATACGACTAGCGGCATTATCCTGTGCAGTTAATTGTAATAGTGTTCCTGTAAAATTTCTTGGTCTTGAAACGCCATTAGAAGTTCCAACAATTTCAAGTGCAGATTGACTAGTCAGTAAAGTTGTTGGTGTAAATATTTTAACCAAACCGTCTCTGGTAACATTGAACGATTTTCTTGAAGCATTTGTTTGAACTATGAGTGAACGATTGAATACAACGTTTGCTGTTGCACCAATAGTACCAACAATCATATCTCTTGCATTATTAGCAATTTTTATTTGGTTGTCCACAAGTGTGAATTCACCAACTTCAAGACCAGCACCACCTTTGATGTAGAAGTTTCCATTCTTTGCGCCAAGTGCTTGGTCATTACCTAAAGTTTCATCTTGAACGTAGATTGTTCCTACGCCTAGCCAAATCTCTTTAAATCGTTTTCCTGGAGTTCCTAGCGACCATATGTTTGTTGTATATGGAATAATATCTGAGTGAGGAACAATGTGTCCACCAGCACCAGGATTCAATGTGATATCAGTATTTGCAAGTGTCGAAATTGACAATCCAGCATTGACAATTTGTCTAGCAAAAGTCAATACTGTATTAGTTGACGGGATTGGTGCTGATGGAGCAAAATTTAAATTCGTTATAATTACGTTTGCATTTGCACCAGCTCCGACTGCTAGAATTGCGCTATTACTTGGAATTGCAGCTCCACCAACAATGTCTCCAACTTGTAAAGATATTGCTGGAACATTTTTTAATTGATATACCGCATATGGAACACCAGTAATACCATTAGTTAATCCATAGTCACCAATGTTAATGCTTGCAGTATTTCCATGATCTAAAACATTATTTAAATTTTCATTTAAAATATTAGCAATAATACTACCAGAACCACTTAGTAGAGAACCGACAGGAATGTTTACTTCTCTTACCGAAATTGCGTTATTAGTTGTGCTACCTCTAGTGGTAACAGAGTCTAGTGTTTCTGTATTTGATGATGTAGTATTTCCTCCAGTGCTTGTTCCAGTTGGACCAAACTCTCCCCAAATGGGATATGAAGTATTCCCGAAGTTGTAATATACGAATGCTGTATCTGTGTTTACCCAAAGATCATTTATATTAGCAGTTGCTGGTGCTGTGTTCTGATGAAACGTGTATGTCTTACTATTTGCTGTAGCAAATGAACTATTAGCAATTAAACGTGCTAAATTATCAACTCCTGGATTAGTGCTAACAATTAATGTATTAGCATAATCATAAGCGGCTTGTCCAATGTAATGTGCTGTATTTGCTTCTGTATATGCTAGATTTGCTGTATACCATGCACTAGAAACATTATTTGATATAGCATTAGTTGTAGCAGTTGTTGCATAAATTGATAGATTTGGTTTATTTCTAATATATGCAACATTAGCTACATCAACAACATTCCAGTCTGATTGTATATTTGCTGTAGCCCAAGCAGAGTTTGCGGTAGCATATGCTAGATTTGCTGTATACCAAGCATTATTTGCTCTTGTTCTTGCAATATTGTCAACAGTGCCGCCACCAGTACCACCAGTTTGTTCTACAAAAACAAACTTTTTTGTTGATTCATTATAAGATAAAACATAACCATCAGTAATGCTATCTCTATCAACGTCATCTAAGTAGCGTAGATTAACTTCGCCGCCACCATGAGATCCGCCTCCGAATCCTTGACCGATGATTGCATTAACTTTATTTTTGTATTGATTTACATCCTGTAGTAGAAACTCTTTGAATTTGTTGACTTGCTCTTCTACTACTCTTATATCAGCATCTTGACCAGGATCACCCTTTTCACCTTGTGGACCTTGCTCTCCTTGAGGTCCTTGTGAACCTGCTGGTCCAATGTCTCCCTTTTCGCCTTTTGCTCCTTGTGCGCCAGGCTTTCCATCTTTTCCCTGTGCGCCATCTCTACCATCAACACCATCTCTACCGTCTAAGCCGTCGCGTCCAGGTAAACCATTGATTCCATCGCGTCCATCTTTTCCAGCAGAACCGTCTTTACCGTCTACTCCAGCAGGACCTTGAATTCCTTGCTCACCTTGTATGCCCTGCTCGCCGCGATCACCTTTGTCGCCACGTTCGCCTTTTGGTCCAGTAGCGCCCAAATATCCTTGAGGACCGACTTCGCCAGTGTCGCCTTTTTCGCCTTGCGGACCCTGTTCGCCAGTGTCTCCCTTTGGACCAACTGGACCTTGAGCGCCAGTCTGACCAATGAATCCACGAGGACCAACGATACCTCGTTCTCCTTGTGGACCTTCGACATACTCAACGAGAGTTTTCTGTTCGCTACTTTGTTCTTGAATGAAATTAAAAAGTTCTTTTTTTAATTTCTCAATTTCTTTTTTAGTATAGGCAACTGATGTTGCGACAGAAAGTGCTTCGCTAATAATATCCTTTTGCGAATTACTCTTTGTTGTCACCCTTTGCCTCTTCGACTAAAGTATCAAAAAATCTTGTCATTGATTTTGATAGTTCTTTTTGATCGGAATCGTCAAAATCTCTTTCATACTCTTCGCCTTTTACTTTAATATTGACTTGATGGGAAGTTGGTGTTGGTGGTGCTTCTTGAGGTATTTCTTCCTGAGGAGGAGTAACCTCTTCTTGTTGCGCGGCTTCTTCTTCCATTTCTTTATCAATTTCTTTAATATCTTCTTCGCTCTGTTGTAGAACTTTATTGCGAATATGACGAACTGAAAAATACTTTCCAACGAAAGGATCGATTGCTTCCAATAAGCCAAGTCTTTCTTTTAGAATCTCGGCATCTTTAAGTTCTGCAAAATGTAAGTCTGATTGATAATCATAAGAAATTTCTTCTTTCATTTGTTGCCACTCTTTACGAGTACAGATGCCCTTTAGTAACAATTGAGTTTCTAATAACTTATCAAACAAATGCGAAAATCTTAAACGCAGACGATTGATAAATTTTGAAAACTTTAATTCATCTCTAGTGATTTCCGATGCTCTACCCAAAGAAAATCCATTTTCAGAATCCAATCTTGTGATTGGAACATTCAATGATTTAAATACTTTCTTTTGAAAATATAGAACGTCATCAATTTCGCCTAGATTTTGACCACCCTGAAGAGTTGTGATTTCGGTGCCTCTACCACCTTCTCTTCTTGGAAGCCAGAAGTCTTCAAGCATTGTTTGGAATCTTCTATCGTCGCGAATCTCTCCAGTCTGTGCGTCATATACAATCTTGTTTTTATATCTTTGCATAATGTCGCGAAGATATTCTTCAGCTTTCATTTTTGGTAAATTACCAACGTCAATATAAAAAATTCTACGCTCTGGCGCTCTCGAAATTCTATAGATAACAGTAGCATCTTCAAGCATTCTCAATTGATTTAGTGGCTTGATTGCTTTATGTAAATGTGAAATAATCACTTTGCCATCTTTATCTGTGATACCAGAATTTGTATAACAAACAGCATCAGCAGCAATTTTGATTCCTTGAGATCCATCTCTAGCAAAACCTTTGTCTGAATAGATAAAATATTCGACATAGTTTTGTGAAGGAAGTACATTCGCATTAATTGAATTCTTGTCTCTCTTTAATTCTCTAACTTTGCGAATCTTTCTAGGATCAATATATCGAACTTCTTTTAATCCAGTTCTAGGATTCTTTTCATCAATGACCATATGATAGTAAAGTCTACCATCAACATACCATCTACGGAAAATATCATATCCTTGATTATTGAAATCTAAAAGTTTCATAATGAAATGATATTCATCACGAATTTTCTTTTTAATCGATTCTGGTTGTTCAAGTTTATCTAAGACGATTTGAACTGGATAATCACCATCTTCAAACACTAAAGATTCATTTACAATGTCTTCAATTGCAGCATCACATTCTGGCTGAAGTGCCATCTCGCGATATTTTTTAATTAAATCAGCATCAGTTCTAATTTGACCTTCTAAGTCAATATATGTGCCGTATACTCCACCTCCAGCTACAGATACTGATGCATCATCATCATTAGCTGGAACAAAAGATTTTAATTTTTCTGAATCGGCATCATCTTTACCGATCTTGTATCCAAAAAGTTTTATGGCCATTTTTTATTCCTAAAAAACGAATGGGGGCGTAATAGCCCCCATCCTGACACTATTACGCATCTATTTATGTATGCGTAAAATTCATATTGGAATGAATGATATTTATTTTATATTAAACAATTTGAGCAGGTAAGTTAATTACATCATTTTCAGCAACTGCTGGTGCATCAGCATCAATACTTGATGCAACATCACCAAATAGAACGTGATTATACATGAATGTCACTGTAAACTCTTGAATTGCATCAGTTGTGTCATATGATAAATCAATTGCAGAAACATCTGTAGGAAATGCATCAATTAACATATATCTACGACTTACTTTACCATTAATCTTATAATGTGCAATTTCAATTGGCACTTTATAGTCAATAGATTGTGTAGTACGAATATCTTCTTGAGCATTTGGATTATTGATATATGCTACCCATCTATCAAACGCTTTACGCATTGTTTGCTTATTGTCGTTAACAATTGTTACTGTCCAATCACCATAAGTTCTATCACCAGGAAGTTTAATTCTTCTTCCTCTATAAGGAACTTCGATAATACCAACCGTCAATGCTGGAATCGCTGCTGATTTACATAGAATTAAATTATTTTGAAAAGCAGGACCACCACCAGCAACGCCTGTAGGCAAGTTCATGTTTATTGAAAATAGATTTGGCTTTGCGCCAGCATCTAATGCTGATCTAAAATTTGAGATGTTAAAAAATCCGGCCATGATTATTCCTTATATTTGATATTTTTATTATAGTTCAGTATAAACAAAATAATCGTATGACCAAGTGCATGTAAATTCTTCAAGTGTGTCGGTAGAATCATATGATAAATCAATTGTCGAAATATCACTAGGCCATGCATTTCTTAGTTCGCATCTATATACTGGAGTTCCACTCAAATCGTATTGTGTTACTGTCATAGTTTGAAAATCTGTATCTTTAGCACCAGTTTTTGTCGCATAAGCGCCTGTATTTCCAAGGTTAGTTGGAGCATATGCTCTTTGCAAATCTTCTAGTGCTTTTCTAATTCTCTGATTCTGATCGGACATAACCGTTGTCGACCAATCAGAAAAAGTTCTATCTCCAGCAATTTTATAACGTCTCCCAGCGATAAAGGGAATATCAATAGAACCTAAAGTCGATCCAGGAAGTGATGCCGCTTTACACAAGTATTGAAAGTTTTGTTGTAAAGAATTATCAATTCCCGGAATAATTGGAAGAGTCACTGTAAATAGATTTGATCTGGCTCCAGTTTTAACCGCTTGTTTTAACTGTTCTAGTGTGCTAAATGCCATTTTCGTTCTCCGTTGTGTTTATATACTATATTTATTGACCAGTCACTTCGGTGAATGCAACAGATCCCGCAACAGAGACAAAATTAAGCTGAACGAAGTTAACAGAACGAATTGGCTGAATGAAAATATCACAAACAAATTCGCTATTATTTACAACAGTTGGAGGATTGTTTCTTTCGTCACAAACCACATTAAATGCTGTAATACCTCTTCTAGCTTGAACACTTCTTAGATAAGGAACAATTAGATTAATGAATGACACTCTTGTTTGTTCATCGTTTTGATCAAACAATACTGCATTAGCTGCATCAGAAATTGTTCTTTGAATTTCAATAAACAACTTACGAACGTTTAATCTATTTGTAGAAACAGGCTTTGTTGTGAAAGTTTTATCACCGAATAGAACTGTGCCACGACCAACTTGTGTGAAGATTGGATTTACTGCAGCTTTATAAAGAGCATCACGATCTTCTTGACCTGGATTATATGCTAGTTTAACTAGATTCTGAATTCCGCCATTTGTATATCCAGCAGGAGATAACCAAGGATCTCTTGTCGCATCATTTCTAGCAATAATACCAGCAACGTCAGCATTCAATGGGACATATGCATATGTGTCATTGTATTTGTCGTATTGATACTTCCATCCACTATCTGCAACAACATATGTGGAACGAGTGATCGTATCTACCCACGACAAAATTGATGATGCTTCAGCACCAGGATTGTTAACAACGTTTGCTCTTAGTGGAGAAATACATGCAACAACATCTTTTCTTGCTTCTGCAACATCAGAAATGATTCTATTTACAACAGAAGCATTTGATTGACCTGCAATAACAATAGAAACTGGAATTTCTTGCTTGTTAGAAAGTTTTGCATAAGATGTGATACGATCTGTATCTTGAATTGTGTTGCTATCAGCACCACCAGCTAAAGAATAAGTCTTTGGCTTTGCAACTGCTGTGTATGTTACACCAGCTCCAGAAGTAACGAATGCATTACCCCAGTTGGTTCCCGCATTGTCGTGTGCTCCCCACCAAATGTATTTCGAACGATCATTGATAACAGTTTTATAGTAGTTTGTGCCACCATTGTCTGATTTAGCATTAGAACCCTTTGAAAGGTATGCATACTTTTCTAGAACTGTACCGGCTAAACCTGTAATGTCCCCTTCTTCGTCAACAATTGCAATATGTAATTCATCATTTGCTGCACCCTGCAATCCAGCCATTGTTGATGTTCCTGGAGCAGAATCAAACTCGCTATAGTATTCCCATCTACGAGTTGCTGATGCAGCTGTTGCACCAGTCAAGTGTGCTGTCGACAAGCTAAACGCATTAGCGTTGATTGTGTTTGAAACTCTTAATGTACGACCGTTTAGTGTAACATAGTCGCCAATTGTTAGTTCTGTGTTAGCTACTGCAGTGCCTGTGCCAACAACTAATGTTCCACCAGCAGCAACTGTGAATGTTCCTGTTAGTGACGAAGACCATGCATTTGCGCTAGGACAAATAGAAACTTTAAGAGAGTTTCCTAATGCACCAGCATATTTTGCAATCCATGGACCAACGTTAAACGATGTTGTGTTTAGATAAACGTCAATATTTTTAACTAGATAACCAGTACCAGTTGTACCAGAACCAGTTGTTGCTTCGGCAGTAGCATTTAATGGTGTGTTCGCTGTTCTAACAACAAATAGTTGATTAGAATATCCTAGAAAGTTTGCTGCCGAAAGAAAATCGACGATGTTATTTGTACTTGGTTTTCCAAATTGAGCAACCAAATCAGTTTCAGAAGTTACTAATGTTGGATATTCAATTGGACCCCAACGGAATTGACCAGCGAATCCGCCAGCTGTTGAAACTGTTGTTTGTTGTGACGCAACCAAATCCTGTTCGGTGATTTTGATTCCTGGTGAAATTAAACTAATAGCCATTGAATTCTCCTTGTTTTTATAATAATTTTATAATTTTGCGAGTTTACTTCAATTTATTTATAAAAATTCACTTTTGTGTGTGCTTGTCGTTTCCCAAACCTGCCCACCAGAATCAACGAATTGCGTGTCCTCTTTCCCATTATTTATAAATCCAAATGGTGCTATCTCATCTTCAATCATTTTAATTCTAGCATTGTATAATTCTTTTCTGATGTTTGTGTTTGTTAGTTCTTTAAAATAAGAGTTAGTTGTTAGCCATGCAAATAGCACTAGAGGCATGACTAGATCATCATGATATCCTTCATCAGCAGCAAAACTATCACGCTTTTGAATAAATGTTGAAATTTCAGAAATTGTGTCTGCATCATTGATTAGAAGTTTCTTTTCTTCAAGCATCGATTTAAAGTTTGAACATCCAATACGTTTTACTTTTTTGTCTGTTACAACACCAAGTTGTGTTTTACCGCCACCAAATCCGCCATTAACAACTTGTCCATTAGTTGTTCTGGAAACTGATATAACATTTTCGTATTCATATTCACTATAAAGAATATCTGCAACTTGTTCTGATGTGTTGATTTCAATTAAAACGTATGCTTCGTTATATTCTTTGCCGACTTTGTTTATGATTGATGGATAAAGCAAAGGACTAATCTCATTGTTTCTATACTTGCCGACCATTCTATAGGGCATTTTTGTAATATCTAAAATAACGAATGCTGAATAGTCTGCTCCAACACCCTTTGCTGTATCTGCGACAATAACATAAGAATGATCTTTTTCCACTTTTTCATATATATCTAAACCATCTTTTGAATAGATTATTTGATTAGCTGACATTTGACCAATCGTTCCAGAAGAAATCAAAGTCATGCTTGATCCAAGAAAGTTACATAGAACCTCTTGATTAAATTTAATCTCGCCTAATAATTTTCTTTGTGTCTCTGCCCATTCATCATCACGACCAGGAATCTCCCAATACGGAATGAATAGATTCACGAATCCGTTTCTATCATTTTCAGCATCATTCCAGAATTTCCAGAAATGATTATATCCTAGGGGAGTTGATGACAATAGAATCTTTGTAGTTTCACCAGCAGAGATTGTTGGATAGACTGATGTAAAGAATTGTTCTGCGATGTTATTTGGTATGATTGCTGCTTCATCAACATATAACATGTTTACGGATTTACCACGAATACCAGATGCACTTGTTGCAGCAGTAAACACAATAGATCCATTCTCTAATGCAATATCGCCTTTGTTCCAAGTAGTTACACCTTGTTGCAACCACTTAGGAAGATTTTCATACATAATTTGATAACGATATAAAACTTCTCTTGCTGCACTTGCTTTATTTGCAAGAATCGCTACAGTCTTACTTGATTGAAATAAAGTATACCAAAGAATGTATGCTGCAGATGTTGTTGTCTTACCCTGTTGTCGACCTTCCATCAGAATGATTTTTCTATTCTCATGAATTATTTTTACTTTTTTCTTTTGGCATTCATAAAGTTTGAATGATTGAAGTCCATGATCAAGCGTGACAATCTTACAATATGTTTCTATAAAATATATTGGATCATTCACACATTTTAAATACTCTTCAACTTCTCCTCTACTAAAATTGATCTTTACATTAGATGCTTTTAGTAAAGAATTTCCCAAATACGACTTTGGCGTTTCATTCATTTTTAGAATTAATAAGTTTTTGTAGTTCCGCAGTGCTACCAACAAATAGAGAATTGTTTGTTACATTTTGAGGTTGTTGCTGCAATGGTAAATCTTTGCCTTTAGCTTCTCTTACTTTTTTGCTTAGTTCAATCAAATCTTTATTTGTATCTGAAAGAGTTTTAATCAATTGACCAATGACTTCATATGCTCTAGGCGATTCACCTTCTTTAGCGAGAAATATGATGTTTTCCATTGCAACTTTGCCATTTTCAATTAGACCACGAAGATTATCTCTTGCATATTCATAATCAGAATCTACTGTTTGATGATCTTCATTTTTTGAAGGAATTACATCAATGATTGCGTCTTGTGCAATTGCTGTCGATGGGATCTCAAAAATGCTATTTAATTTTTCATCTATAGTTTTTTTCATGTGCCATTCGTTGTTTCAGTAATAGTAAAAGATTCGTCTCCACTAAATGTTTGAGTGTTGACAATCGAGTTTTCAATGAAGAATCCTGTATTAACCTCAGCACTAGTAACGTACTTGAATTTATTGAGTGGTCCGAATAGATATCCTTTGACTGTGAAATTCAAATCCCATGTCTGGACTCTACGAGACTCGAAATCGCCTTCATAAGAGTCTTCTGAATTAATGGTTGTTAATTCAATTGGAACGTCCATTGTTATGCCAAGTTCTGGAAGAACTTTCATCGTTACAGTAAAGTCTGGTGTAAAGAATGGAATGATTTGCTCTACAATTTGATGACCATCTTCCGTATTCTTGACAAAAATATTTAATGTAAAATCCATATCATAAGGAACTGGAGTATAAGTGTAGTCAAAGTCTGTACCGCCAGTATTGATTCCCTTTACAATTCTATGTGCGCTATTCAATTTTCTTTGTCCAGCATAAGATAAATTTGTGAATTCAAATCCAAGTCTTGGAATAGTGATTGAAATTTCTCTATTCAAAGTTGGATCCGTTAAAACTCTTGTAATGAACTTTTGTTTAGGACCATACTCAATTGGAACATTAAGTGATTGTATCTTTACGCCATCAGCATCTCTACGATCAACTTGAATTTCGTTGAATAGATTGCCAAACATTAAAATGTATCGTCTTAATGTACCATGATAGAAATCGTGACCAAACATCATAATTAGAACGTCCTTGAATCTGCGAAAGTGTTTTTCTCTGAGAAATCTAATATGTCATCTGAAATAATCTTATGCCCAATGTATACATTATCTGCAGAAACTTCAGATGCTAGAACAACATTAGATTCATCGACAATATAAGTTTCATCTTCTAACAATAAAAATGATCCATTTTCAAGTAATGATTTTTCTAAGTTTGATGTAGATAGACTATACTGATCTTCAATTGCATCAATTGCTGGAACATCAGTATCAATTCTTTCACTAGAGTATTCGTACCTATCACATCTCATTTCGAATGTATATACGTCACCTAATTGATAGAAGTTTTCAATGTTTTCTGTGAACTTGATTTCGTACATGTATCCAAGCATTGGAATCCAAATCAAATCTCCTTCTCGAGGTCTTAGAATTCCAGAATAATCATATCCTTGTTCAGCAAGAAAATAACTACCATCTTCTAAAAGAACATTGTATCCATATTCATTCATCATTAATGGTTTCAATGATTCAATAAATCTTTTTTGTGCAACTACAAAAGTGATTGATTCATCAATTTGCAATCCAAACTTAGAAATGAAATCTTCTTGACCCATGAAGCCG